GCCATTAATTTCAAGAACAGTCTGTTCAAGCAAAATGGTCTGAAGTTCAGCCATACTCTTATCAGCGTTAGAAGTAATTTCTTTTTGAGTGTAGCCAGTAGGTAGCTGCACCAAGAATTCCTTATCCTTACCAAATACTGTAAAACGACGGTCTGCTACTGGGTCAACCAGAACCTTTGATTTGATGTCAGAGTCAATGCTGACTTCAACTTCTTTGCTCTCATTACACCCACCGCACCAGCAAATTAGGGTAGCGCTTGGCCCAAAAGTAGCTTTGTAAATTCCAAGAAGAAGAGCGTCACGGTCACCCGCAAGCATCTTGTCCAAAATTTCTTCTGTAGCCTTTTCAGTTCCTACTGAAACTACTCCACGGTTCAAAATGATTGGGAATACCTTGTTAAGGCTAGACGCCTTAGTGATAGCCTCTTCATCTCGCCCAGTGAGTTCTCGCACCTCGGCGGTCCTGATGACCTCCCCAGCGGCACTTACGTAGCCGCCAGGAAGAGTCACCAAGGTTTCCAAAGGAGGAGTTATTGCTGCAGGCTGAGTTACTTTTTCAGGTTCAGCTGTTGCTTGTGAAATCAAATTGTTTGCCAGCGCAGGGTTTGATGCTGCGTTTATCGAGTTTGTAGTCATTTATTTATCCTTATTATTATGCGTCAAACTTTGCTGCACCAGTAAGCTCATTCGGAGCCCACTTGATGTCAAAGCCTTCGTGTACGAGAGTTAGCTGCTCTACCAAGATAGCGTTGTCACCAGCGTTTAGGTCTGAGTAGGCAACTGAAGTTGGCCAGCAGTTGTAGACCTGGAATCGCATAGCGGTGTGGTCATCAGCCGAGATACTTCCAGGAACATCTGCACCTGAACCAGCGATTGGGTGTGATAGCACCTGAATCTCTAGGTCTGCACGGAAGTTCTGTGCCTGAGTACCTGCTGAACCACCCTGAACGGTAGCAAACAACTTGCGCATCCAGTCCCAGTGTTGCTGAGTGCCGAGAACGACACCACGCTGCAAGGTGATAGGTGCAAAAGTAGTCTGACCAGGAATCTGGTGGACAGTGGTGTTGTATCCACCCTCACGATAAGGGATGCTGTCGGTGGTAACCGAAAGACCCGAAATCGAGGTGAATCCAACAGTAACGTTCTTAGGAACGTTAGCTAGCCAGTCAGCACCTGCGTTGTTAGGTGCTAGCGGCTTGAAGGTAACCAGAAACCTAAAGTTTCTGATTGGGTCGGTCGCAATTTGCGAACGGTTATTGATGATAGTAGGCATTTATTCCTTCTCCTTCGGTTAGTTCGAGGTCTTCTGGCTGAGGTTAATTACCACAAACTCAGCAGGGTACTCAAGAGCCACACCGATTTCGATGTGTACTTCACCCAGAGCAATTGACTCTGCGCTGTTGTTTTCGGCGTCTACCTTGATGAAGAATGCATCTGCTGCGGTTGCACCACGCAATCCACCTGCGTTGCGGTAGTCGTTCAAGAACACGGTGATGCCGGTGCGGATACGTGCCCACAACTTCTCGTCGTTGTTCTCAAATAGGGCAAACTGAGTCAAGTCATTTAGCTGCTTCTTGATGTAAATCAAGCTGCGGCGCATGTTGACGTAGCGGTTTGCGGTTCCGTCCTGCTTCAAAGTGCGAGCACCCATAGAAACAATTCCAGCACCAGGCAAGTTGCGCAGTGCGTTTACTGGAGTGGCTGCAGAGTTCAAGCTGTCAAGCTCTGCGTTAGTGAACGCCTTCTCTAGAGAAACGGCGCTACGAATAGCTGCTCGGATACCTGCAGGAGCCTTGAACGGACCGGTCTGACGGTCGGTCTGAATGTAAAGACCGGCAACAGCCGCTGCAGGTCCAGACTTACGTAGTGACTGCGAGCTGCGGCCTAGTGGGTCCTGAACGAAAAGGTTCGGGTAGTACACTGCGGCGTTTGCGGTCTTGGTTAGTGTTCCTGCGTAGGTTATTGCTTGAGCAGCAGTTAGGTTAGGTGCAGTGTCAAGAACAGCAAAACCGTTGTTAGCGTCAGCCCAAGCAATCATTGCGTTGTGAAGGTCGTCAACGTCTGAGGTGCTTAGTACGGAGAACGCCTCTGGTGCAAAAATGACTAGTGGACGGTCAACAGCGTTAAAGCTGCTAAGAACGCCAGTGTAGTCAGCAAGCGCAGCGGCAGTTCCGTTTGAGCCGGAGGTTAGTGGCAGCACTGCAGAAGTAGGCGCATTAGCAGTATCGCTAATTGTCATAGTGATGTTTGCAGATGAGTAACCAATTACGGTAGGCGCAAAATCACTTGATACAGAGTTGTTAAACACTACGTTGGTAAACTGCTCCAAAACGATATCGTTAGTGACGTCGCTTCCGGTTCCTGCTACGGTCTCCTTGTAAACAGTTACGTCGAAGTAGCCCGAGCCTGCAGTTCCAGCAGTAATCTGTACACGGAGGTTGTTTCCATCAGCACCCTTGTTCTTAGCAGTGATAGTACCAATGGTTCCGCTTACTGCTTTAGGGATAGCCACGTATGCTGCAGCAGCGTCTGAAGCTAGAACACGGCGAACATAGAGTTCACTTCCGCCGTTGTAGAAAAACTGGCCTACTCCGAAAGTAGCGGGGTAAGATACGTCGTATCCACCAAACTTCTTTACAAAGTCATACCATGAAGTGACCAAGGTCACGGTTTCTGGTCCCTGTGCAAATGCACCGAAAGTAGCACCAGCAGCATTTGCGGTACCGTTAACGGCGACAGGCGCAGGAAGTAGACGTTCATTAATGTAAACGCCTGGACGACTGTAAGTCATCATTGTCTCCTAACTAGGTTAATTTATTAAAGAAGGGGGGCCGAATTATGCAGCAGTAGTAAACGTTCCAGAACCGATAAACTCAGGGTCTCCTGGTCTTCCACCAGCATCTTCAGCGTTTGGTTCGTCGAGGTGTACTTCTTGTACCTTGTATAGCGTGCGCATAATACCTTGAGAGACCTCACTTGAGACTCGCACAGTAATAGCGTTTATGAACAGGCGCTTTGCTTGTTCAGTAGCATCTCTTTTTGAGATACCCATGACATCCAGCCTTCGGACGGTTCCATCGTCCAACTGCAGCATGCCAAATCTTTGGGGTAGTTTCTGAAAGTTTATTTGAGTGAGTAGCTCACGGTCGTGACGAGGGTGACGGCTAAACACAGTCACCTGGTAGTCGATGTTGACCGGAATAGGGATGTCCACTTCAAAAGACTGACCTTCTAGCAAACCCGCAGGGGCTAGGTAGTCTTTGCTGGTCTTGCCACGCATTTCCCGGGTAGGGTCACGCTGGATGTCAATCATGTCAATCGTGACGTAAGGGTAAAGCTGAGGAGTAAGTTCTTGGTCTGGCTGACCAAAGTAAACACGGACAGCACGGTCTACGTCTTGTCCATCAGCTTTTTGGTCGTGAACAACCATGCCAAGAAGCGAATCACGCAATGCCTTGTCCTCGGAGAGCAAGAAGGTCATTTCTTACCTCCCATGTGCTTTTCCAAGTTCTGTATAAAGTTTGCGCCCGCACCAGTTGGGTTGTTGTCGTACTTACGGATGACAGCGGTGGGTCTTGAGGTTTCGTTGCCGTACTCGTGAGTTAGGGCATTTCCAACGTACTTATCGTGTACGTATACGCTGAACTTGTTGTCGTGAAAACGAACGTGCGTGTTCTCCACGACTTTGCTATCCCAGCCGTGGGCAAGTGCGCTCTGACGAATCTGGCCCTCTATGAACTGGGCGGTGTCGTGAGCGGCGTTATGGAGGTTATTTAGTATGCTTCTCAACGTCTTTACCTGTGTGGGATTTTGGTTGCTGAAACTGGTTCCGTACGTAGCCTGAGACTAATTGGCCAAACATAGCTTCTTGACGGTTATTGGGGCGGTAGCCACCAGCACCACGAAGAAACTCTTCTCTTTCCTGGAACAAGAGGTAATCATTCACTCTTTTCCACCAGGGGTTAAAGTTGGAACTCATCAGCAAAATCCTTTTCAGGCGCAAACTACATACGTAGAGGGAATCCCGCACGGAATTCCATACCTTAAGGATAAGGATTATTGGCTGAGATTAAACGCTAAATGGTGTTTTCTTTATGTAGTCGTTGTTCTGGTGGGTCTTCAGAGAGTGGCAGTTGTGGCATAAAGTCTGCAGGTTGGCCGGGTCGTTGTTCTTTTTATCCCCATCAATGTGGTCTACGCACAGCTGGACTGAGTGCTCGGGTATAAAGGCGCACCACTCGCAGAGCTCCCCCTTGTGGAACACCCATGGCCGCTCGGTGGCTTTCTGGCTAGACTTAAAAGCATGCTTGCAACGCCAGTATGGGGTGCCATCAGCTTTGAGGTTCCCACTTGGTCTAAGGGCCACCTGCAGCCCACAGAGGGTACAGTCCCCGACCATGTTCTCTGGGTCAACGTTGGTTATCTTATGCTGCATGTATACAGGGTAACAAAAAAGGCCCCTGTTGCCAAGGGCCTTTGATGTTTGTGTTGGTTACTTCTTTGAGGCAGACTTCTTCTTCTTGCAGTCAGCGCACTTACCGCATGAGCAAGACTTCTTCTTGACTTCCTTGATAATCTTGGCGTCTTTCTTCTTGTCTTCAGCCATGGTCTTAGGCTTCTTGTGAGCCTCGTCCTTCTTCTTGAACTCTGCCTTTTCCTTAGGGCTCATGCCCTTAGTCATCTCGGCGTCCTTCTTCTTGTCCTTGGCATCGGTGTACTTACCCTTCAACCAAGGTGGCATCTTCTTGTCAGACTTCTTCTCAGCCATTATTTGCCTCTCTTTACTCTGTTAGCGAGCTTTCTAATTGGGTTATTTGAGCCCTTAGCAACTTTGCCGCCCATACCTGATTCGGCAGAGCCTCCCTTAGGGGCTGGTCGAGGCTTATTAGCGTTCTTGTTTCCTAGGGTCCCCTTCTCGCCTAGCTGTGCCATACGAAGGTGAAACGCCTGGTCGCTGGCTGTTAGGTTTTCACCCTGCTTTGCGTTCTTTTTAGGGATTTTTGACTTAGCCATTAGTTGGCTCCTTTTCTTTGTCTTTTTTACAACCCTTGCAGGTTCCGTTACACATCAGTTTACTACCTTTTATTTTCTCTTAGGTGCTTTTCTAGCATCCTGAGTCTTTGGGCTTCGCTTCCGCCCTTGGTTTGTAGCTCTTTAAGTTCGGCTACTTGGCGCTTTTGCTTAAGTTGAGCTGGGGTGGTAATTCTCTTGAGCCCCTCACCTGGAGCCAATAAAGTATCTGGCGAGGTTCTAAGCCTAGTCATTCTTGGCATTACTTACCTACTCTACGTTTGTTTTCTTTGCCCACGTTCTTGCCGTGCTTCATTGGCCGCAAGTTAGACTTGCTGTCATTTTTCTTGTTGTTGTCTTTGTGGTCAACATCAACGTCTTTAGGGAGCCTACGTCCATTCTTGGTTTCGTAGTCTTCACGAGCCTTGTTCTTAGACTCGGTTTTCCAACCGTCCTTGGTCTTAACCTTCCATACGTAAATCTCAC